GCTCGATCAATCATCATCTTCATCCTGTCCATCGAATGACACAACTGTTCCTTGCTCGTCATCAAAAAGAAATACCTATCCGCATAAATGCGGAATCTGTAATCAGAACAGTACATCACGGACGTCTTAACTTCACGTTGAGTGCTTCCTGGCATCGGATGGGAAACTCCGTCCAATAACATCTCAACCATTTTGAGTTCTTCCGCTAAATTAGCGTATTCACTCTCCCATTTCGGTAAATTCATCGCTGGCCATTCCTGTGAGCTACATAGTCGACCAAAACTAATATAGCACTCCGGTTCATCAATTTCTTCAGTGTCCCAAGGCGAACCTTCCTTGGATTCTGTGACACCGTCGGGCTGGTCTCCCCCCTGTACAGCCATTTCATCTGGGCATAAATTCTGCATGATTTCTTCACAAGTAGGAAGGTCGTTAACGTAATTCATCAAGAAATGCCTACAAGCCTCAAACTGTTTACCGCTTTTGCAATGGAAACAAAATTCCCATAAAGCGGAGCAGCACATAGCTGCCAACTGCATCTCCTCGTTCAAGGTCTTCGAAGGTAAGCGCCACTGCAACATCTTGTAAATCGAGTCCAAATCCAAAGGACAAACGACTCTTCCATGAAATGCTGACTGAACAAAACGTCTCTTCAAAAAAGTCATCTCCTCGGGTGAAATGTAGTCATTTTCAAAACTTCCCTTGTTGGCAGGTGTAAAAGTCATTGATGTGTTCTCTTCTATGGCTTTACAGAAACTCCTAGCATTATATGTAGGAGTATCCCTGACCGCAATCAAAACATCATCACCATAAGACACCGACAACACGTGGTCGAAGAAATTGTCCTCATGACCAGTGACGTACCAAACGTAAACCTGAATGAACAAATTACGAAGAGAATTGTCCTCTGCTGTGGCATACTTTCCAGAAGGTTGTAATCCAGGCACCTCAAACATTTCTCCAATAAAATCCAAATTCGGGAACATCAAATCAGATAAAACACCAGCGGTAACTGTACACTGCATTTCATTGTAACCAAAATGACGCAACATCTCAATTATGATCGTATTCACTCCCATTCCTACCTCAAAAGGCATTGATTGATCATAACCACCAAAGTCTCCTTCGATGATATCACGGGAAAAACGACTCAACTCATGATAAATGTTTTGTCCTCTTGAAAGCATATCAACTCCCAAAGCAGCATAAAACCACTCCGAGTGCTCAACCATCATCGTGTAAAGAGGTGCTAAAAACATCCTTTGCAGTATCAAAAAAGAAAAAGGAGTCGAATAGAAAACTCTCGTCTTACCTGCCAAAGCTTTGTCACGCAAGCGTGGCTCATCCTTCAACAAAGCGGTAAACGTGGGTCGACTATTCTCTCCTCTCTCATAACAATGAATCGTTCTCAATACTTCTGCAATAATATGTTCCTGCGGTTCATCATATACACCCTCTTTGGATTCTTCACGATAAATGTGCATCATCTTCTTCCCGGGAGTACCATAACCTGCCGCCTTGTTCATATCAATACGCCGTAAGTAGGCATCATCAATGGATCCATTAACGGCGCTTTCCATGGTCAAAGGTTGCAAACGAATAAACTCTCCGCAATTTTTCTTCAACTGAGCACAAAT